CGGGCCGTAACAGATGCGCCTCCAGTTGTGTAACCATTGCCACTAGCAACCTCACTAGCAAGTGAAGCATATGTAGATAAAGCTGCATTATTTACATTAGCGCTTCCTGCGCTAGTATGAAGTGATAAATAGAAACCAACACTTGCACCATCTAGATCAAACTGACCATTGCCTATATATTCCCTAAAGGAATTGTAAAAACTCCAAGCAGTAGCGGCCATTTTAATTTACCTCCTCTTTAATTTTTAATGAATTTGGATTTTTAATAATATGTGAAATAAGGCCATCTCCATGCACGGCCAGATCGTAATGTTCGCCTGTTTTAGCAATCATATCAACGAACTCTTTTGCCTGATGGTAATTCGCCGCAGTACAAGTAAACTCTCTTCCAGCTACTGTGACATCTATAACACCTTCACCATCATTTTCAGGCTGATCATAAGCATGGTGATCTGTCATAATACAACTATCAAATCCATACATTTCAAACTTATGAAACCCTAACATCCTTAGTAAATGAACGGCTCTCAACGCAACTGTAGCGCCCCCCATTATCGGATAGTATTCTTTTCCGTACTCTTCTTTTAAAAGATCAAAATTGTCATCTCCAGCGCAATGCCATATCCATACTTTATTATCCTTAAGATTTTCAAATACAGAAGGATGGCACTGAGATGAAATAAAATATTTACAATCTTCAACTAATGGATAAACAAATCTGTTATTAAACTCCCTGCTATCCAGCATTACCATTCCTGAAGGAGTAAGACCATTATCCATACAATATTTATGAGAACCATTAACCGTAATTACAGGCATTCCACTCTTTCTTTTTTCTAAAAGATCAGGAAAAGTTTCCTTCAATGTGAAGCCTCCTAGAACTATTCCAACCACCTTCTCCCACTGGGTTTCATAAGGACGGACTTGAGGTAATCCTCTCTTGATATTGTTTTTTATATTATCCCTTATTTTATCTTTATCTTCGTTAACGCTGCAAATAATTTCCGGTATTGGATGCAATTTTTCAACACCAACCAATGGGGGTTCTGAATGCACTCCTATCTGAAGACTCATGTATTGAACACCATTCTTATCTCTAGACCCAAAGTATTGGTAGCCACAATATCAACATCTATTCTGATGGCATCGGCAGTAGAAACTCCACCATAACTGCCTACGACAGATGGGGTAGCGGCTGTGGAAGAATCTTTCTCCCCTGAATCAATAGTTATAGCAGTTGAAAGCATATCCTGACCATCGGTTAGATTATGCAATTGAACTGTAGTTAAACTTCCAGTCCCAGCAGTATACACATGCGCCTGAGCGCTAGATAAATTCTTCCCATTCAATGTAGACGGTATTGTAACATGCGTAATACCATTTCCTACAGTTGGACCAATAGTATCAGCAACACATTTAACAACTAAAGTCCTTTCCGTAAAAGCGGTAATTTTATCAAACAGAATTGACCTTGTTGCTCCTGCTGATGTATCGTAAAAAGATATCTTGTCTGCAGACATATCCGCAGAAGAAGTGACACCTAAATTAGGAATCGTCTCCTGCTTATCAGTGTTTAAATTGGTAAAATTAGCATCTGCTTCTGCAAATGTAAGCGGGCTTCCTTTTGTTTCTCTTAATGTAATTTCTGCCATTATGCGTCACTCACATATCCTGTGGTTATATAGTAATCCTGAAAATAAGGCATGTTCCCATAAGGGAAAGTCCTTGGGCTTTTTTCATAGAACTTCTTCCCGTTTGTCATACGGTAGGAAACTCTTCGTGGTGGCCCCGTTCGTCTTCCACCAATTCTAAATTTTCTCATTAATATCTTGCCTCGGCTTCAGGCTCTAATGAGCGCCTTGTTCTAGATATTGGAGGCATTGCGTCCATATCATATATTCTAGAAAGAGCATCTAAAAAATCAGGATGGATGGTGGGAAATAACAGGTACTCATTTCTTTTAACCCAATCCGTTAAATCATACACCTTTCCTTCTTCATTCTTTCTTAGAATTTTTTTAGAAATCAAAAATTCTTTCTTCTGTATTTTATAATCTTTTTGATGAGAAGTCAATTTTTTTTGATCTGTAGGGAAAGGGAAAAAGAAGGAGCCATCTTTTAAGTCAGGCTCTAACCTTTGTATTCTGTCCCTCTTCGATTGTGACCCGCCCCCTCCTGTCCAGTTTAATTCATACACTGGAAAAGAACTTCCATCAATACGCATCATTTCTTTAAAATGTTCTATGTCCGACTGCGCCCCGTATCTCTCGTATCCAACCTTAACTTCCCTTATTCCCGGCGCTGTCTTCCATTTCGCCCTAAGCATCTTCAAAGCCTCCCATCTTTCTGACAAAGATAATCTATGGCATACCCCATCCAAAAGAAACTTATTATAATTCGCGTCAACTCCAACCACAGCAATAGCTGTTCTGTTCGACCCTTTCTTTCTGGAATGAGCCGGATCACACATTATATAAGCATTTAAAGTATAAGGACGAATCTCCCATTCATTCCACCACTCTTCTTTGAATACTACGTCCGAACCAGCAATAGGATTTAAAAGCTGTTGACAAGCGACTATATAAGTAGAGGTTGTCTTCTTTATTTCTTCCCATCTCGCGGGTTGAAGGAAGACAGGCTCTCCTTCCATTGTTCCATCTACAGTAGCAGGATGTATTCTTGGTTTTACCGCAGCCCTCTGAAGTATAGTTCCATAAGTATCCCCGTAAGAATATCGAGTACCAGCATATTGATAACGAGGATTATGGGTTGACCCCAAGTTTAATGACAATTCCCAAGAGAGCGTTGTCTTTGCTATTTGCTCTGGCGTGTTAACAGCATCTTGAACAACTACGTCGTCATAAATAATAAGATCAAAATGTCGTCCAGTAGGCTGACCATCCACAAGTCCATGAGCCTCAATAGTTTGTTCCTTCGGGTTAGCAAATCTCCTAACACATATACCCTCGTTCTCAGCCCATTTGGGGGCCTCAAGTCTGGGCTTATTCCAGAGGATATCAGGATAGAGTTGTTTAAGCTTTTCATTAGAATCGAATTCCTGCATTATCTGGCGTAAAAACGGTTTTGCCTGTCTAGCGGAATACGATAACAATCCTATTGTTATATCAGGGTTACACAAGATTTCCTGAATAGTGCCCAAAAAAGTAATGATTGAACTTTTATAATGAAACCGCGCCCATAAATCTAAATGGCTATCTGGGGAAGACTCTACCTCCCTGCATCTTTCATAAATCCACGGATGAACCATATCATGGCGGTTACACAAAAAGACACCAAGATAAAAACGGTCCAGCTGACCCAGAGTCCTAATGAAAGAATCGTCAATATTAGGATCATCATGGCAATCAGCATATGCCAGCAGAACAAGTTCAAAGGGCGCAGTGTGCGCCCATTCAGCAAATTTTTGTGCAGCAACGGCATTATTATTCTTATGTCTGACGCTATTTACTATAACAGGCAACAAACCAGCACCCTACTTCTTTTTCTTGTATCCAGAGGCATAAGCTGCACGAGCCTGTCTTTCTGCGCCCTGTCTAGATTTATAAACCTTTCCTTTGCTCCCCCACCTATAACCGCCTTTAACTTTTTTAATAGGCATATTAAATTACCAATTCCGAACACCCCAACCCGGGGGCGGTTTTTGTATCTGCATAGCAGGATGATTTGTAATCCAATTAGTACCCGTGGATGTAGATGTAGATGTATTAGTGGATGTTAATGGAGCGGATTCCCCGTCTAATATCCATTTAGGAACTACCAATGGAAGTTCTGTTCCAGATGCGTCAGCTTCTATAAGAAGCCTTAAATAATCCGGATACCTAACGGCGTTAAAAAGAACGGAATTAGGTAACGACACAGCCCAAGGATATATAGATCGCATTATGTCAAGAATATACTCTGGGCCTTCAGCGTTTTCCGGACCAGTTGGGTCTTGTTGTATATTGGCCGGTATATTTTCATTAGTAGTCGGGTCTACCACACCAGAACTTGCGCTTGGTCCGACTAACCCGCTTAATATACCGCCCCATAACCCTTGGAGAACACCACTCAATCCTGCTTGAGCCTGTTTCTCGGTCCCCGGCATAGCAATTCCATTCTCATCTACTGGAACACCGTTTTCGTTAGGAGAAAACATGGCGTCATATTCTCCCCAATTAGCAGCAGAATGCTTGCCTGATAAGTTTGTTCCCTCCTGACCAAACGGGATTCCATTGGGAGCTTTACCATCTAGTGTGTGTGATAACGCAATACCACGGTCTTCCATATCCTCGTTGATAGCATCAATCCAACCTTGATGAGTCCCGTCAAACATTGATTTAATACTCGCAACTCCAGCCATCGCTGCTTTCTTAGCGTGACCGGGATACATTTCTTCACTCTTCTTGGGCCCGTATTTAGGGGCGGGTGTGGTTTCGGGGGTTGCTCCCCATCCCTCATCATCAAGTTGACCGGTAGATTGTAAATGGGCTTCTAGCGCATCCATATCAAACTGAGCAGTTTCCAGAGAAGTAGAGGGATCAAAGGCTGGCGCTTCGGTTAAGCCAAATTCATTAATCTTACTTCTGAAAGATGGAGTGTCATCGTATTCGTTAATAGATTGTAATATTCCAGTACTATCTACATTAGGCGAAGCGTTTAATGTAGCTGAACCTTCCCATCCTTCCATGCCGGAGCCCATAGGGTCTTGAGTGGGGGCGTTATAGGCTTTGGCATCCGCCCATTCTCCCCACGAAGCTTGATGAAAGTCATCAAGAAAGGCGGCAGCCTTTTGACCCGGAGATTCTTGCTCAACTGTAGCGGGGTTCAGGCCACTGCCGTAACCAAGTCCTGAAGGGTCATCTGAAGGATTAACAGACCCAAGAGTAGATGGGTCAATTCCTATAGCCGCAGAAAGCTCTCCTATAGACGGGGTAGCGCCAAGACTATCTAAACTTACGGAAGGTGAAGTATTGTTCAGGCCGCTACCATAACCACCAAAGCCAAGACCTGAAGGGTCTTCGCCCATCATGGCTGGTGCAGTGCCATCCAGACCACTGCCATAACCAAGGCCCGAAGGGTCATCGGTTGGGTTTACGCCATCCCATCCTTCCATGCCGGAGCCCATGGGGTCAGCATTTGCGGCATTATCTAAAGCATTAGCCATTCCTTCAATTGCATTTGCTTGATCTGTCTCAGGTCCAGCGTTTGCGTCTCTCCCACCACCTTCCGTATTTCCATCACCAAAAGCATCCGCTCCTAATCCTTCAACCCCAGAAGAGTCTGGTCCCCCACCCATTCCCTGTCCGTATGCCATGTTAATATACTCCTATATTCATAATAACCCTTTGGTGGAGGCGAGGGGAATCAAACCCCTGTCCAGAAAGTGAGTTAACCTTTGTTCCTGTCGAAATCATTACGCCCCCTAATGAATGCTCTTTTCCATTTCTTTTATACCCATGTTAATAGCCTTTTCAAGAATAGCGTCCACATCTACTTTCTTCTTAACCTCGACAGTTCCCGAATGAGCAATTTCCTTTTTCTCTTCTTTTCGGCTATGAGAAGAAGTCCAACCAAAACGATTAACCATATTCATTAACCAGAGGCCATGATTAAAACCTCTTGTGTCAAGATTCTCTCTACCCTGTCGAATCCACCAAGCTTCTGCCGCTTCCTTTCCGATCTCAACAACCTCTCTAAAATTATGCTTTTCTTTATCTGCGCTCTTTGCCCATCTGTGAAAAGTGGACCGATTAATACCCATTAAACGAGACGCTTCCACGATAGTTCCGCCTTGATCAAACAAACCCTCGACTCGACGACTCATTAGGTCAGTCCAGATTGTTGCAAACTTACTTTTTTTTGCCACGTTTTCTCCTTGGTGTGCTGTCTTTTTTTCCTTTAGGTCTACCGGGGCTTTTGTTTCTATTGCTCGCTCTACTAGACACTGTTAAATTACTTGGAGAATTGTTTCTTGGGTTTCCATCTTTATGATGAACATCCTTTCCATCCCCCTTCTTTTTTACCCCGGCTTTGATTAACCTTCGTCTAGCCGTATTACGGGCAGCCCTATTCTTCTTTTGTTCCGGCTTGGAACCATAGCGTTGATATTCTAACTTAATGCTACGGGCCATTTTTCTTTCCCTTTCTTTCTAAAGGACCGGGTAATATCCATCCAAGAATCATCGGCACTATTAAGATTAATATTAATGCCCATCCGCCTATCTCCACTAATGATTGCATGATTGTCCATATGTTGTCTGGCGCACATTTCATGTCAATCCCCCGAATCCTCGTATCCATCATCGATTCCGTCACCACATCGGTCACAAAAGCACTCGTCATGGCACCCGCTATCGGTGCAAGTGCACCCCCCGATAAGACAGTACCCGCAGTCGCACCTATCGCCGCACCGGTTGCTACTACCGTTGCTTTTTTTATAGTCGTGCATCCTACGAGTCCAAATAGAGTAAGAGGAGTAAGATATCGGCTACGCCAAGCAATACGCATAACGCAGTGTGGTAAGCAGTCCAGAGAACGTCATGTTTCACACAATCTCCTGTATCACTCCGATAACTATTACAACCGCTACAACGGCTATGACAATCTTCCACTGGTTAGTTAAACCTTCCCATAAATTTTTCATCTTTGTTTCCTATGTTGAGTTAAATTATTTTAGTCCGAATGCACTGCCAGTCAAGATCGCACCAAATGCTAAATGAAAAATGCCACCCCCCATCAAAGTGAATGGTGAATGTTGGCCTGTGAGTTTCTTCATCATTTCAAGTTGAATCAGTGGGTCCCCAACCGTGTTGAGTATCTCTATAAATGTTGCGAGGTCGGGCCTGTTAAGGCCGTACCAAATTGGAACAACCATAAAATCGTATAAGCAAATAACTAGATAGACACCGAGTGCAGTCCATCTCCAATACATCGCACTTTAGTTTAACCACTTTGTTAAAATACTTGCGCCACCTGCGGAAAGACCTACGGTGGCGAGTAAAATTCCTAAACCCATTCCTCGACCCCTTTCCATCTGCGCTTCTACCGCTCGTAAGCGCCTGTTTGATTCCTCAATCTGATTAGAGAGGGATTCCACTTGGGCAATCAATTTACCAATTTCTACTGGATCAATATCCAAGGGGCAACCCTCCGGCACGGCCATTATGTTTCTGTGCCATCTGGTTTTTTCTCAGGGAAAATCGGCTCAGGATTCACAACAAATCCGAAACCATCTGGAGATGTGCCTGACCACGCTAGGCAATGCTCTGTTTCATTTTTTCCTGTGCGAGAAACCACAACAGATGTTGAGGTGTGATCCTCGTTTGAAAAGATTGTGATGGTTGTCGTTGCTGACATCTCCATCACCGCAACACCAGACTCGCCCCATGTGTCGCTGATGATCTCTGCCATTCGTGACATGGTTGGAACACAGTAGAGTTGGATTTGCACCACCCGTGGTTGCACATCATCGGGTGGTTCGATAGCCATTACAGGTGTGACGATCAGGGCTAGTATAAATAGAATCTTTCTCACTTAATCGCCCCTGAAATTTCTATTCTTATGGGTGGAATAAGATGGTTTAATTCTCTTCACTTTTTTATAAGTAGGCGTTTTAACCTTTACCGCCTTCCCACCGGAAGAGCTTTTAAAACGAGGAGACCCTCCGGGGGCCGCGCCAAGGGTCTGCCCTTTTTTGGATTTTACTTTGGTGAATTTAGGCATTAGAAACCTTTAGCTTTCTTCGCCTTCTTTCCCTTCTTTTTGGCGTACTTGGCCGCTGCCTTTTTTCCTGCTGGCGTATAAGCAAATTTCTTCTGTCCTACTTTAGGCATTTCAATCTCCCTCTATTAGTCTAATCCTAGTTTTTTCATCATAGAGTCCCAAAATCCCGGCATATCTTTGCCCTCGTCCGGCATATATTCTTTCTCGTATTGAGAGAGGTCTCCAGAAGATTTAGCAAGTCCTCCCTGACTCTCTAACACTCGGTTAGCATACTTATCCTCAATAAGAACTCGTTCTGCTATCTCTCTTATTTCCTCTGGAGTATAGGGAATATCCCTTCTGTTATTTTGTAGCCACTTATGAGCGTTCTCGTAAGCGGGGTCTCCGGGGGACGACATCATTATATCCCTAACACGCTGCTTTTCTTCTATAGAGCTTTTTCCGACTCCAGATGCTTTCCATTCTTTCTGGCTTATACCAGCTTTAACTCCAGTTCTCCTGAGAATATACTGCCCGATATGACTTAATTCATGCTCCCAAGTTTCAGGCTGCAAAGGATTCTTGCCTTGGATATACATAGCTAATGCCTCTTCCTTTCCCAACTCAAGCATATCTTTTTCCCACTCATCAAACCCCTTCTCTACCACCTCCGGTCTTAGTTCTCCCTTAGCTTTCATGCTATAAAACCAATCGGCCCCATCTTTATATCCTGTTTTTTGCGCCCAATTATCAGCCGTATTAAAACCTTTAGGCTTGTTGGTCCCTCTACTAAAGGCTGACCCCCTATTCGACCAAGGACGAGTATCGAATGGCTCTCCAGTATCGAATATCTGGGTTCTCTCTCCCTGCGTGTCCCACCACCAGTTCAGGCCCAATTGCAGAGCTGGGTCTGTATTCCCAAACCTTCCAGCCTCTACCATGAACTCAGTATCGGCTAAACCACCAAACTCAGACTTGTTTAATTCCGCAGTTAATGTGGGGATATTCTTAGGATCAACCCCAGCATCCAAAAGTTCTTGTGCGGTTGCCATTCATCTACCCTTTTTTGGTCTAACACATTCCAACCCATCTATAGCCAAAAAGTCTGGTAAATAAACAAGTACTTCAGCTTTGCAACTTGGGCAGCTTAGATTGGAAACTAGCAAAGACTCTCCTGAATCATCTTCCTCCTCATAATCTGAACCCCAAATAAGCTCAGTCTTGCAATGCCAGCAGTTCATCTGCCTCTGCTTAAGTTCTGCTGTTTCATAGCTCTGATCTCGGCAGCATGTTTCCTTCTCTCTCGGTTTTTAAATTTATCATTCATGGGAGACCACTGGTTAGGAAGAGTCTTAGTACTCCTATGCGTTTTCTTATCTTTTGCCATTAAGAAAGTTTCCTCTTTTCCCTTTTACCATGCCGCTCATAGTGCATCTTTCCCCATGATTCTTTAGTTCCTTTACCACCCGCTTTCTTGTGCTTTTCAAAAGCTTTCGCTAAGTCTGCATGCCTTGAAACATAACCACCGAAATTAGGCTTGCCCGGCTTTGTCCCTTTAGGGGGCGGACCCGGTTTCTTAGGCGGAATAGGTGGCCTTGGCTTCGGCTTACCCGGACCCGGTTTCTTAGGCGGTTTACCCGGACCCGGTTTCTTAACAGGCGGCTTCTTTGGTCTTTTGGGACCAACAGGTTTACCAGTCCAATATTTAGGAGGCTTCTTAGTTACACTTGGTGGACCCTTCTTCTTTCGCTTTTTTAAGCCTGTTGTCTTCAATGCCATGATATATGCCCCTCAGAGGCTCTGTAATGCCCGTCACGGGCTTTTAAGACTATACCCTACCTACTACTACCGCCGCCCCACCCGTATGATCCGGGTCCAGTAGGAACTGAATTTAAATCAGGGTTTGGAAGCGGCATATCAATCCAGTTCAATTCTTCTACATCCATATTCATTGGAACTGGAGGATTCAAAGGAACAGCATATGAAACGAGCGGGTCCTGAGTAATCGTCGGATTATTCTGTGTAGGGACAGTAGGCATATTATATTCCAACACCCCGGGTTGTTCGTGCAGTGGGAAATTCTGACCAGTATCCATTTCAGAATTGTGCAACATATTATACTGATCGTACTCGTACTGACTTATAAGGCCCAAATCCCTAAGCTGTTCGTAGTGAACACGCCCAAGATCGTAGGCTCCGGGTTCAAGAGAATCTAAATGAGGGTTATGTTCGTATTGTCCTTGTGGGTCCCACGCATTGTACAAAGACTTTATATTCTCTTTATAATCTGTATACGCTGGGTTTTCCTTTGCTTTAAGGGCAATCTTACTGAAGGCATCGTCCATGTAGAATGCTATTCTGTTAAATCCCTCTTCTCCCCCGAATGCGTCTGCTCCAAGTCCTTGTGGCCCTGACGAATCAAAGCCTCCCCCCATTCCCATAGGCATTAACGGTGTCCTCCGTAACTTATCATTCCCATTCCGCCACTTGGTCCATAACCTGCCTCTACACCTAGACCTTCCACTCCGAACAGATTATGAGCCCTTGCGTCAAAACCGTAGTTTTGTGGCCCACCATATGTAGCACCAATATTAAAGTTTCTGGCTGGGTTGGCTTCCAAGCTAATGCTTGGGTCAAATTGACCTTGCGCTGCAGACCCCTGTAAATTAAAAGATGCCCCCACGGGCGCACCTTGGACTGAGTAACCCAATCCAGTAACATCAAAATTTTGTCCTTCAACAGAAATATTAGGATCAAAAGAGGGGTTAAATCCCCAACCTACCCCACTGGGATTTAATCCCGCATAACCACTCCCCCAAGGGCCATGGTAGTTAACAGACGGGGGGGAATTTGAGAATGCATAAAAGTGCTGGGGAGTATCATCCATATAGAATGCTATTCTACTAGATTTCCCTTCTCCTCCGAATGCGTCTGCTCCCAATCCCTCTGGTCCAGAGGAATCTTTACCGCCTCCCATTCCCATAGGCATTATATTTTCTCCTTTCAGAGGGGACTAACGCCCCCTCCCTCCATAAGGTCCTAAAACTCAGCCTTCCCTCCATAAGGACGGAAGACTCAGCCTTCCGTCGATTCTCTATCGTCCTCAATGATGTTGTAGTGAATGCTGCCGTTAGGCTGCTCCTCTACCCGATAGCTGACAGGGGTCATCTTATAGACAGTGAACTCGTTACCATTCTTGTGCGGTGTCGTTTGTTCCAGCATCTGGTCCATAATAGCAAAGGGTGTGTGCCCTTTTCCCATAGCAGACTCAAAGAACCGATCCAACGCACGGATGTGTGTGTTTTTCATCAACATATTTTTACTCCTTTATTTACACCTAAAAATTAAAGCGGTAGTTTATCATTACCGCGCCATCATCTCGGTAGTTAATACCTACCGTAGAATTCTTCATATTCTTCTGAATCCCGATCCTGTACGAGTCCTCTGTCGCTCTCAACTGAAGGGGTAGGTCGAATCGAGATACGGCGTAGAGGGTTGCCATCACGACTCCAGCAACGACTATCTCCGTTTCGTACTCCTTGTACCAATGAATCTTCTCTCTCTGACCGCAAATATTTACTGACCTTCCGTTCCCTGTGCCTACGGCCCCCATTTCGCAAGCAATATCCCCTAATGCTCTAGCGTATGCTGTATCTGATTGTAGGGAATACTCACTGACAATCACAGGCTTGGATGTGGCTAACAATGTAGCCTTCACTTTTTCTCTGAACTGTTCCTGAGTTAGACCAAACCCAGTCTGAAGATAAAGCACATCCGCATGAGTCACATATTCTAAGGGAGTCGTTGGGGTCAGGTGTACCCCGACAGGCTTGTTCGTATGTTTCTTCAGGTCTTGGATTAATTCGTTTGTTTGTGCCGCTGTCCAATATTCATCAACCTCCAATCCTATAACGTATCCATCAACCCTTGAGTCCAACCTCCGCACCATCTCTGCGTTATGGGCTTTATGGGTGGACAGGGGCAGAGCCGCCAGAGAAGGGGAATCATCTGCCATCAGCCACATGATAGGTTTTAGACCACGGCTGTTAAGATGGTCTATCCTTTGCTCCCAATCTGGTTGGGGTCTTACATTGCCTACATCATCATCATCGTTTCTGGTGTACAGGTAGATATGAGTATCGCCATTGTTTAATAACGAGTTCTCCATATTAGTACGCCACTGGTCATTAACATTCTGGCTAAGATAGGACAGACTCATGCCTGTAGTGTTCATCTGGAGAAAGGACGCCCTACTTCCGTATAGGTCAGAATAGGCTAAACTGCACCATAATGGTGCAATAACCCCCAGAACTCTTAAATAAGGAAGCATACTCCTCTATAGTTTACCTTACTTCGTTCCTGCGCTTCCACCCGGACCACCACCCCCTCTTCCTCTACCAGACCCTCTTCCACCCGGACCACCACCACCCGAACCTCCTGATCCTCCTGATCCTCCACCTCTTCCTCCACCTCTTCCTCCGCCAGGTTTGGCTTTAGACGCTCCAGCCCAAGGTTTTCCACAAGTAGGGCATTTCCCGGTTTTCTTAGTTCCTCTTGGCATAATTTATCCTTCTGGTTGTAGTGTTTCTAAAAAATTCCCCCAAAAAAATATAGGGGGATAAGCTATGTGTGGGCTTGTGGTATCCGGAACGGCATGGGGGCGGGGCGGATCGTTCCACTGAAATCTGGGTTCGGATCGCAGTTTTTGACCCCCTTTTTTCCACTGCAGAACTTGGTATGTATTGGTATGGGGGCAGAGTATTCCCCCTAACCCGCTTGCATTAATCCTTGCTCATTGCGTAAACCTTTGTAGTTCCGAACCGGTTTGCTTAGTGTGGCATGCGTTGCCATGCAAGTAACACCAACGACACTACTGGTAGTACTACGAGTGTCAATCAAAAGGAAACTTTTCGACTATGGATATGAATAATCTAACAACTAAACAGACTGAATTAGTGGCCCGTTGTAATGATCCTGAATTCCCTCACACCCTACGCGATAATCAATATCGGCGGTCGGTGGGATATTTTAACGAGCGCAATTATCCTGACCGCAATAAAGACCGGGACATCCAACGCGGTATTTATTTTCCTTCAAAGTATCCCGACAGTAGCGTATCGTTTACCGACCTACACGGTAGCGGGGAACATCGCACGGCGAGAAGTTTAGAAAAACTCGGCATCGGTAGAGTGTTTCATATTCGTCCGCTCGACGAAACATTCTTTAAGTTAATTTGACGCTATAGATTAATGCGCAACTTGTTTGCGCATTTGTGTATTGCGTTCGCAATGCAACAACGTTCAATCAACAGGAAACTTTAATAACATTATGAAAACATCCAACGTAAAAAAGATCAAAACATTCGCACGCCTAACACAATCCAAACTTGTGGCCGCGTTAAATACACTGAGTGCCGACTACGATAGCGACCGACAAAACATTCTTACTGAATTAATGTTGATCGACATCGAAGTCAACTACTACACCGCAGACGAAAACGACAAGCGGAATGAGAATTGTTTTTTCCGTACTACTAACGCAGGTGGATATGTCATCGCGAAGGGCCGGGGCAAAGGCAAGCCGCAACTCGCACAAGTCGCAAAGGATAGGTTAAACAAGGCAACCAAAAACGCCTACTCAACAAATGATTTTCGCCGGTGCTATGACTTCATTAAGGCGCAAAGCAAATGGAATGGTGCGGTATTCGTAGTCGACTACGACGCGGTTAATTCTTCAATGCGAAACGGCGCTGTCTGGCCAAACTTTAATAAAAGGGTTAGCCAGAAAGAATCGGCCGACACGTTAACCGGCAATAATAAAAAGCCCGACGTATCAAAGGCAATCGTTGGCATGTCCGGGATAGTTGCGCCCGAGTTAACGGTAGCAACCGCAACCAAGCCGCCCAAGTTCAAGGCCCCAGTAAAAGCCGCCGCGTACTACACGCCCATTATCAAATTATTAATGAGCGAAGTTCGCAAAGGCGGAATGGCAATCGAAGTTAAACTTGATGGTAAAAAGATTGTCTTAACTGGTGACGACTCATGAAAACACTCAAGAGTCGTAGTACTACGAGTCGCAAAAAGAAACTCGCTGTAAAAAGTTTACCGCGCGAAACAATGATGGCCAAAGCCGATAAAAATAAATCAATCGACGATAGGCGAATGTGGCGCTTTAGTTTTGAGCGCTTGGAGCACTCGCGCAAACAAACACGCGATGCGAGAAAAGAGATTCGAGAATTAAAAAAGAAAGTTTCGCGTTTGAATGAAACTATCGTTTGGCTTCTTAATCAATAATCATCAATCGTCTGGTAGCCGGGGTTCGCCCCGGTTGCCGGATGTTTTTTTTGTGTCGATTCGCAAAATTGGCTTAGTGGGGAATAATTCCCCAGTTCATGAGGCTTGCAGTAGCACGAGCCTCGTAATACACTGAACTGTTGTGCCTTTCCCTCATCAATGATGCCAGTATTTAAGAGGAGGGGGGGCGGGACAGTTCAAACCAACCCGGTTCCCGAACCGGAGGAGCAGAGCAATGACTGACCTAGAGAAACTGGAGTATATCCACTCGACATTACAAGATATGGAACACATATTTGGTATTGAGGATGACATGGTGTCTGAATCAATAGCATTTGTTGAGGAACTACGCGAACCTTTATTACAGGAGCAGAGCAATGACTGATGACAAACTACTTAACCTCAGCATCGAGCCGAGACTATGACAACCATCAACCTATCCGGCCCGCAGGGCAACGCATTTGCACTAATCGGTATCGCCAAAGACCTCTGTCGCCAACTGGGACAACGAGATCGAGAGCGTGACATCCAAGCGGAGATGATGTCCGGCGACTACAACAACCTGCTCGACGTGTTCGAGAAAAACTTCGGCGAGTATGTGACGCTGACCAACCGACCGGAGGAGAACTGAACTATGACATTGTCAGCGTTCGGGTTCTAAGTATTGGCCCGGGCTTTGATGAACAACCAACTTAAAGTCCTAGATAAAGCAAGGAGCAACGCCTATGATAATAGAAGCGTACAAGTTGTTTATAGTGAGAAAGGATGGTACTCTTGGCTCACTGTTTATTAACCGCCGACAACGCATACCAATAGGGGTATGGTTGAAAGCGGAAAGTCACCCGACTAAGGGGTATAAACTTAGACCTTATTGGCATTGCACAGTTGCGCCTAGCGCACCACACCTAACCATGAATGGAAGGGAGTGGCACAAGGTTCTGATTAAAGGAGTAACTGTAATGCAACGCTCTCAAAGTCAGGGAGGTACTTGGTATCTCGCTGATCAACTTAAAGTCCTAGATTAGGACGGGAGAAACACTATGGACGTAGTAGTAGCACCACGCATTGCTGACAAACCCTCTGAAGGCATCGCAATCTATGACAACGACTCCCCCGGGCCACCTCTCTTGGTTATCGAGAATGAGCATGATATAGAGAACCTTGAGTGCCAACTGTATGCTTGGATTAAGTGGTCAAGGGTGGCCAAGAATGTCGTTGACGCTGAAGAAGATCAGATGCCTGAGTCATACGGAGGTAGCGAGTAATGTATGATCCGCTATCGCCTGTATCTTGGGACATCGAAGGGTATGGCACTGTACATGTAGGTGACTCATTCTTTAATGACCATGAGCGAGTACTTGCTTGGTACACTATTGAAGAGATAACTCTGGAGCCTGTGTCTGGTGATCCTAATGAAACTAACCTAGAGCCTGTATTCTGGGTGTCTGACATGGACATAAATGACCCAATGGAGTTAACCGAAAGCGAACTCGTAACGTACTTACCCACTAAACAGGAGAAGGCCGCCATTGATCATAATGATCGACAACAACAGGAGAAAACTGATGACTGAGTTAAAGAAAGATGAAACCGAAGAACAGTTCGATCACATCCAAGAAAGGATTCAACTCTGGATAGATTCCTCACCTAACGAGGACACTGGAATTCCTTTATCTTGGCTAGAGCACTTGCTCTCATCTTCCCCAGCAATAGTAGCGCTGGTAGATGAAGAAGGAAAGCCTGATAAATGAGTTACCGCATCATTGCTGAGATCGCTGCTGG